CAAATGTTTCACCGGTATCGGTATCTTCAAAGTCGTAAAGTGGCATTACTGATTTGCTTCGTCGTTCAAAAAGTCTGGGAATGCTTGCTTAACTGTAGCCTTACTGCAGCCTTTGATCTTACGATCTTTAGCTTCAATAAGAAGTTTAGCATCATCTGGATCTAATGTCTCAAGGATTTGAACAAACATTTGTTCTCTTCTAGCTTGAGATACATTAGCCTTGCCTTCTAAAAAGACATACATTCTTCTCATCTCACTATACAACATTCCTTGGTTGTCCATGGATTTGTCTAGTGGTTCATAAGGAGGGTTGCCTTCTGGAAGTGCCCATGTTAATCTATTATCATATGTTAACTCAAGTATACCTCTTAGCTCACGACTATCATTCTTTTGAAGAATCTTAATCTTTTCGCCTACTGATTTAGCTTCTTTAACATCTAATAAGATTTCACCTAGACCATTTATTATTTCATTTACTGCCATTTTAAAACTCACTTATATTTTCTATGAGGTTATTTAGTCTACTTTTTACAAAGTAATTGAATAAACCATCACGATTGCCTGGATCAACTGACCATTGATCTAATATCTCATCTCTGAGATAGTCAGGAGTATTTTCTAAATCAACTAGCATTTGATTTCTCTTAAAGCCAGCTGCCCACTCATAATGAAATTCAGTATCAATATTATTGTTCTGAACTACATCTATGATTTCTGCTAATCTATTTGCACGCATTGGCTTTTGACGACCACCACTTACAAAAGTATCATCAGCAGATAAACAATTAGGAATACCATCACCTCTATCACCCTTGATAATATGCTCAAGAAGATACATATGTGGATCCTTATGTTTAACCATTCTCTTTCTAATCGGATCATACTGATCAACATTTACATATTGCTGTAACTGTATGAAGTCTTTATCTCCACTTAGAATTAGAATCTTTTCTCCTTCACCTAATTGTACACCGAACGTATGACATAAGACACCAATGATATCATCTGCCTCCGCTCTATGTACTCTTATATGTCTATAAGGAAAAAACTCTTTTAACTCATCTCTGATTACATTTAAGCAATCAAAGATATTCGGCCAGTCCAATACTGACTCGTCTCTGTTTGTCTTTCTGTGTGCTTTGTAGTATGGATAATGTTCTTTTCTCCAGTTATTAGTATCATCACAACAAATAACTATCTCACCATACTCTTCAAAGAACTTTGTTCTGTATGAACGGATACCATTAAGAACCATATGTCTTAATAACTCTTCATCTACTTCTTTTGATTGCCTAGAGTGTAACTGAGCCATCAAGTTACTAATCATAACCTGATTGAGGTCAACTAATATCATAATATCTATCCATATCTAAACTCTCATTATACGCTATCGCGTATCTAAAGTCAACTATTCTTTGTCTTTATATAAATCTTGCCAAGTAGAAGAAAATATCTCTCCTTCTTTTGGATTCACTACTTGTTTAACTATGCTTTGAAGTGGATGTTTGGCACCACTTGCTTTCAATAATGCTGATTTTAATGATTCACAGACCATTAGAAGGTCTTGGTCTAATTCTTTATCACGTAATTTAATTCCTCTTGCTTCGATCTCTTCGAATAATTGATATGTCAGCTCAATGGATGTGTTCAGAGCAAGTTCAGCCTGATACCTTTTGATATTCTTCTGCCTTTCCTCTTCGCTACTTGGAATGTCGCGCTTCCCATTTAATGGGAATTGAATTACTTCGCCCATAGTAGTATTTATCTTACTTTTTCTTTGCTTCACGAGCCTTCTTCATTCTTTCAACAAACGCTTGCTTTTCAAGTAAGCCCATAGGTTTTCTTTTTCTTTTAGTTTTAGATTTAGTTTTTCCTTCAACTAATATACTTCCACTTTCAGTATAATTAAGAGGCTTCATACCAAATGTAACTCTTTCTTCATTCTCAAGTTCAGGTGTCCATTCTGTTCTATAATCAGGATACCATACTCCAAATTCTCTTTTAGGTTTACCATTAGGATAATAAGCCATAGCTACACATTGAGTCTTAACTTTCTTTTCCATATTTCCTCCAGCAAACTTACTATGATAATCTCCAGACCTTAAATAACTTTCAAGTTGAGATATATAACTTTCCCAAGTAGTTCTTCTAGCAAGTGCTCCTTTCATTCCACTAACGTGTGATCTGTGTTCTGCCAATTTGTGTGCTTTAGCTTCTTTGATCCATTCACGTACATTCTTTAAACTAAACTCATGGTCGTCTGGTAAAGCAACAACATGCTTACAAAATTGAGAATACTTAGGTGGATTCTTTTTGTATCTTTCTTCTCTGGCTTTAGCTAATCTTTCAGCTGCTGCTTGTTTCTGTTGTTCGTTCATATAAGCTCTCCAATACTTCCATTTGTCTAAAGGTACCAGCTTGATAAACTGATCCCAACTTCTTGTGATGTGTAATAGTAGAATCTACCTTAGGATAGTAACACTGAGTTACAGGTGCATTTTGAAATCCTACTTTACCTTTTATCACTCTTTTTAAATTGTTTCCTTCTCCAAGTGTATTATTACTAAACAAAGTTGGCCACAATACTCTATTTCTTCTTTTTACTCCTAAAGATTCTTTTATCTCTTTTTCTTTTTTACCATTGTTCCTGGATAAGTATACAGTATACTCTTCTATTGCTGTCCATAGCTCAGCCATTGGTCCAGCATCAATTTGTTCTTTTACAGTAAGCCATTTCTTCATACAAAACTTTGCAAACTCTGGATGAAGCGTAACACACTCCATAGCAATTCCTGGACACCATAAATCCTTTTCATATATATTGTCAACAAGTTGCATCATCTTTTTTGGATTTCTTACATATGCATCATGTTCTAATATAATAACTTGCTCACCAGTATCGGCAATATGTTTCCACCAATGAAACATTGATGTAAGACAAGCCTTTTCTGTTGGAGTTATTTCGTGTCGATCTTTTTTGTACTTACCTGCACTACTATACTTGCCCCAGTTTATATCAAACGGTGCTGTGTCTAAAGTGTCAGGAGTGTAGCATTGGAATCTTTCCACCTTAACATTCTTTACATCCTCCCAAGTCTTCAAAGCTATTTTAGAATAAGCTACTGAAGTAGGATTGTTGTAATCACAAATCATTACTGCTCGAATCATATTTTACCCATTATACTATATTTCCGATTTAAAGTCAATCTCGCATTTTTATGCAGAAATATATATCTTACCTGTTGACTTCTAATTAGTTTTGGTTGATCATCCTTCTTTGCCAGCCGGGCAGGTACGTGCATATATAAAGTAATGGAAAGAGAATTTATACCACTTGACGAATCATTAATAACCAGTGAGGTGTGTATGAGATGTGCTCAATGTTGCAAATCTACATCAACTACACAGTATGCAGCAAACAATGCTACTGATTATGTTGATACTGTTATTGGTGATAGAGAAAATGTACATATACAATGGCACAATCCAATAATGGTAGAAATGAGTGACTTAACAGATCATCAAGTTGCTGTTAAACATCCTTATGAAGTAGTTTTTATTTGTCCTAAGTTAAAAGAAAAAGATGGATTAAAAATTTGTTCAATATATGAAAATAGACCAAGTGTATGCAAAGATTATAATTGTTTTACAAGAGCAAATGAAAAAAAACAAAGACCTTCTGGCTGGGATAAGATAAAAGAAGTAATTAAATCAATACATGATGTAGATATAGAATGGACAGGACCAATGAAGCCCTGGAAGTTAGGACAGAATGTAATTAATGTAAAAGAAATAAAATAAACTGTTGACTTCAAATAGGTAATGTGTTATAGTGAGGTCATATTTAATTAAAGGAGAATAAATATGGCACATATGGTAGAAACAATGGCTTACGCAGGGGAAGTTCCTTGGCATGGGCTAGGTGTGAAAGTGGAAGATGGTCTCGGCGTAGACGAGATGATCAAAGAAGCTGGATTAGATTGGAAAGTCAGAAAGATTCCTGCTACTGCAGAATTTGATGGACAGAGAATTTATTCTGGTCATGATATGTTAGTAAGGGAGTCTGATGGACAACCTTTAGACATGGTTAAGGAAAACTGGGTTCCTGTTCAAAACTCAGAAGCGTTTG